ACCCTCTAAATATAGACATCTGAGAATAGGATATATTCTTTTGATATGCATAATTAACAGGTGAAGGAGGATTATTTCTAATCTCTTTTATAATATTTGGGAGTTTTTTTGCCAAACTATTTTTTCCATTTATCTCGACCTACTAAAAGACCGATTATTCCATAATTGGCAATATCAATAAATGTATCTTGCATACCTTCACCTTCAACAAATGATCTACCATTAATCAATAAATTTTTTAAACGTGATATTTTGTCAGTTAATCTAATACATAACCCAGTTAGTGAAAATTGTTTATCATCGCTGTTATTAACGATATCTCCACCTAAAGCAATATTATTTAACCCATAGTCCATATGTTTAGCCGCAAACATTTCATACATTTCTTTTTGAATTTGTTTAAATTCTTTAGATAATTCTGGGTATTCTTTTTCAAATACTTTTATTGTTAATTTTGATGAATTACCTGATTTAGCACTCATAATTTCTCTATCACTCATAACTTTTTCTATTTCTTGGGCATTACTTTGGAAATGTCCTGTACCAATTTTATTTTCTAGCTTATCCATATAAGCTTTAATGGAATCACCCATTGATTTGTGCTTTAGGATCAAAATATTGCCCCAATGCATTCAATTTATCATCTGCATCTACTAGCATGATAAGTGCTTCTTCGGCATTTTTATAAAAATCTTCTGTGGAATGGTCTCCAATTCCTACTGCTTTATTACCTAATAATTCAAGTGATAATAATGCTTTAGCTTTATCTGCTTCAGCAGATGTTTTTAACATATTGTATAATTCTTTTGTCATTTTAATAACGGTTTTATTTCTTTTTTATTTAATCCTCTGTTGGTTAATATACGACTAATTTCTGTGGTAGCCAATATATTTATATATTCTTTTGCTTCTTTACTTGAACATTGAAAATAATCTTTAATATGGTCTGTTAAATCTTTATTAGGTTGTTTTACCTTAGATTTAACATATTTACTCCATTTATTATTTTTAGGGATAAACTCTCTATATATATTATAAATCATTCTTTTTTCCTGTGGAGGAAAATCTTGAACATAATTTACAATTTCTAGATAATCAGGATTCATAGATAAAAACCTATGTATCATATAACTATTCCAAACCTCCCAGTCTTTATCTGTAAAAGATTCAACTGGGGGTTTGGTGTTATTAATTGCTTTTAACCAATCAAAGATGTTTTTCATTAAAGGATATAATCTTTATATTCTTCTCTTAGTTCTTTTGGAACCGAGGATTCTAAAATTTTCTTAGTTGAAGGATCATAAAAAACTGGAATTGGGAGTAAAGCATCCTCATCTGTACCCATTACAAATTTAGACACTGTTCTTAATAGTACTCCTTGTTTAAATAAAATACCCCCATCAAAATTTTCAATGGATGTTGTGTTTTTTAAATCAATAGGTGGACCTTGTTGTTGCTGTTGCATAATTATTTATATTTTATTAAAGTTTGAATTAATGACATTATATTTATTTCCTTGTCAATACGGAAATTTGCTTTATATTGGTGTTCGTTTATTGCTAGTACTGCTGTACCTTCTTTATCTTTATAATATTCAGATGAACGATCATAAAGTGCTCTAAATAATTCATCGAAATCATCTACATTAGCATCTGCTATTATTTGGCGTATATTATTAAATGATGATACTTTATTACCTTTAGATAATTCAGTAATTACTTTATCTATATAATTAGATGATACTAATATTGAATGGTCTAATTTTAATGTATTATCTTGTGTAGATAACTGTATAGTATTAATACATTTACGTAAATCGGGATAATATTGATTAACTAAAGGTACTAAATCATTTATATCATGTTCAATAGACTCTTGTTGTAGTATCCAATTTAAATGTTTAGCAACATCTTTTTTAGTTGGAGGTACAATTTTAAGTACTTGACATCTAGATTGTAAAGGATCAATGATACGCTCTACAAAATTACAAGTCATAATAAAACGCGTCGTACGAGAGAAAGTTTCGATGATATTACGGAGTGAAGCTTGCGCTTGGATAGTAAGAAAATCAGCTTCATCCAAAATGACCACTTTAAGTGGTTTAAAAGAAGCAACGCTTGCAAATCCTTGCACTTTATCACGAATCGTTTCAATACCTCTTTCATCCGAGGCGTTAATATAAAGATGATCGCAATCAAGATTTTGAACACAAAGTTTTGCCAAAGTAGTTTTTCCTGTACCAGCTGGTCCATAAAATATTAAGTTTTGAATATCATTTTGTTCTAAATATTTAGAAATTGATTTTTTAATATTTTCATTCCCAACATAAGTTTCTAACTTAGATGGTCTATATTTTTCTACTAATAAACTATTCTCCGTATTCACCATATATTGAATATTTCTTTTCTGGTTCAGGTATTACTTCTGTTTCTGTTGAATCAATTGCATATAAACTACTTTTTAATGGTTCTAATCTGTAATGACCTTTAAATCCTGTTTTAATCATGTAGGCTTCTAAAGTATCAGTTAATGTTTTGTGTGTAGGACCATCAGGTTCATTTGCAACTAATCTCCATTTATCGCCCGGAGGTACTCTCCGAGCGATTAGGATATTTTTTTCTTCAATCTTTGTAGCCATAATATACGAAACTATTTTGACTCAGCCACAGATGCTTTTTTGTAATCTGTAATTACTCGTTTAATAGCTTGTGCTGCTTTTCTAGCTCGTGCTTGACTTGCTTTAGTTGTCCCATCGTTGTTTTCTGCTAAGGTATTAAAGTTTTCTTCAATTACCTCAAAAATTTCTTGTTTTGTCATTTTTTATTATTTATTAATTATTAATTTACATCATACCCATCATTGGGTCCATTTGTTGTTGTTTATTATCATCACTAGGTTCATCAACTACAGTACATTCTGTTAATAAAACAGTACCTGCTACTGATGCTGCGTTTTGTAGTGCTGTTCTAGCTACTTTAGTTGGGTCGATAATACCTGCTGTTTTCATATTAACAGTTTGTTCTGTTTTAATATCATACCCAGCCCAAAAATCATCTCCGGAATTAACTAAATTATCAGCTAAAATTTGCCCTTTAACTTCATCAAATCCAGCATTAACAAGAATTTGGTTAAATGGTTTAGCACATGCTGATATTACAATTTGTGCGCCTGTTGTTTTAGCTTCTAAACCAGAGGAAGCATATAGTAATGCAGTTCCACCTCCAGGTACTATTCCTTCCTCAATAGCTGCTTTTGTTGCATGTAAAGCATCATCAACTCTATCTTTCTTTTCCCTCATTTCAGTTTCAGTGTTTCCACCTACATGAATGATAGCTACTCCTCCTGTGAATTTCGCCAACCTTTCTTGAAGTTTTTCGATTTCGAACGGTGTTGTTGCTTTATCGATTTGTTGTTGTAATTCTTCAATACGTGCTTCAATTTGTTCAATTCCTCCTTTTCCATCTACAATTGTTGTTTGTTCTTTTTCTACAGTTACAGTACGAGCTTCACCAAACCATTCCCATGAAAATTTATCAAGCTTCATTCCTTTTTGTTTATCAAAAACAATTCCACCTGTTGTAACTGCTATATCTTCTAAAGCTAATTTACGTCTATCTCCAAAATCCGGGGCTTTAACCGCACATACACTTAATGTTCCTCTCATTTTATTAACTATCAAAGTAGCTAAAGCTTCATTATCTATATCTTCAGCAATAATTAATAAAGATCTTGCCTGAGCTCCTACTGCTTCTAAAATGGGCAATAATTCCTTTACCTGTGTTAATTTTTGATCAGCAATTAGAATAAGTGGGTTATCTAAGGTTGATGTCATACTGTTGTTATCTGTAACAAAATATGGAGATTTAAAACCTCTATCAAATTGCAATCCTTCAACAGTTTCAAGATAAGTTTCACCCGTACGAGATTCTTCAATATGAACTACTCCTTCCATTCCTACTTTATCAATAGCAGTTGCTATTAATTTTCCAGTTTCTGGGTCATTATTTGCAGAAATGGATGCGATTTGTTCTAATTGTTCTTCACCTGAGATTTCTTCAGATATTTTATTTTTTAAATTAGAAATTACTAATTTTACTGTAGCGTCAATATCTCTTTTAATTTGTACCGCATTTTCACTATTATTTAAAGCATTTAATCCTGCTTTTACCATTTCACGTGCTAGTAAAGTAGAAGTTGTAGTACCATCTCCTGCTTTTTCTGCGGTTTGAATTGCTGCTTGCTTTACTAATTGTACTCCTAATTCTTGTTCTGGTTCTGATAATGTAATTGATTTTGCAACTGTAACACCATCTTTTGTTGATTGTGGTGAGCCATTATTTGCAATAACTACATTTCTTCCATTTGGTCCTAAAGTTGATACTACAGCATCAGCTAATATATCTATACCTTTTACTAAATTTTCTCTAGCTGTTTTTCCTAATGTAACTTGTTTACTCATTTGATAAATCTGTTAAGTGGTTAATTTCTTCTTTTGTGACTTGTGTTTGTGCTAATACTTCTTCTATAGGAGTATTTACTTTAGCTAAAATTTGGTTTTCAGGACCTACATAATACTCATCCCCATTATAAGGTAATTTTGTAAATCCTTGGGTAGGTAAGACAACAATATCTCCTACTTTACTAATAGTAGGAACAAATTCCCCCATTAATGTTTTTTGACCCGGGCCAACGGATACAACTTTACCTGTTTGGTTTTTTTCACTTCCCAAATCAGGTACAATAATTGAACCATAAGTACTTTCTTCGGCTTCAATTGGTTTTACAATGACTGCATTAAATAACGCTTCTAATTCCATCTGTATAATTTTTAATTTGATTACTAATTGATTTATAATTGTTAATATATTCTTCTAAATTATCAAAATTTTCTACATCTGCCTTTAAATTAGCTATTTTTTGTAAAGCTTGTTCAAAATTAGCATAGTAATATAATGATTTTTCATAGGTTTTTGCCTTACCTTTAGCCCTGAAATGGGAAGCATCAGATGTCACATTTTGTTTTACAGTATAGCTGTATTCATCTTTAGTAATAAAGAAGGGTTCAAGCAAAGGGTCGGTAATAGTCTGAATAGACTTTCTTTTTGTTGTCATATAACTTATTTATTTAGACGTGAATATACGAATAATATTGCGCTAGGACACGCGTTTTTGGTAAAACTTTTATTTTATTTTAATTGTTTTTGCTTTTTTAGATTCCGCAATTGGAATAAATAGGTGAAGCAAACCATCTTTCATTTCTGCTTCTAATTTCTCTAGTTCGAATTTAGCTGCTACTTTATAACCTAAGTTAAAAGATCGTTTAGCTAATCCTTTATAGATGTAGCCACTATAATCAAATTCTTCTTCATTAGGTTTATCATAGATAATCTTTAAAAGATCTCCATCAATTTCTAGTTGAATATCTTTTTTAGTTAGACCAGTACAAGCAACTTCAAAATGAAGTCCTTCATCGTCATAAAAAATATCTAGTGGGTGGGGTTGTTTGTTTTCAAACGTTGTTGGTTGAAAAACTCCGTCTGCCTTAAATAGGTTACGGAATAGTAAGTCGAACTTTGATTGTTCGTTGAATAATGTACTCATATCATTTGGTTTTGTGAGGCCGAAGCTCTCGGTTAATTTAATTTAAACATAACAACGCGCCCTAGCTGCAATTTTATGTTCCATTATACATATGTGATTATTCATTTCTAGCGATGAAATATTCACTTTCTGTTTCTGATGTTTTAAAATTTGCTTTTAACATTCCTACTTCTGATATTTTTAGTGTACCACTTTCCATATCTTTATTAGCATTTAATATATCTTTAAATATATCTGAGTCGAATGGGATTTGAATATCTCCTTTAGTAATATTACCTCTAAGTTGATAAGTAATTTTATTTGAAAAGCCAGTATTATCACCAAATATAATTTCACATATATTCTCACCATCAAAATCTGTTGTTGTAGTAATTAACATATTGTTCACATCAGCTAAAGCACTTTTTGCTTTAATTAAATGTGTAATATCTTCACTAGTTAAATCAATCTGTATTTCAAATTCTTCAGGATCCTCATAATAAGTATTTTTACCTAAAATTAGAATATCAGCTAATGAATATGTTAAATCAAAATTTAAATCAGCTATATTCATTTTAGTATAAACTGCTTTAATTTTTTCAAGTGAAATACTTAATTCACCGTTAGTAATAGAAAGTAATTTACTAAGTTTATGAGTATCAAATACACCTAATTCTGCATCTTCAAGGTTAAAGTTATTATGTACTACTTTACATACTCTACCATTATCTCCAGCATAAACCGTTAGTTGATTATCTTTAATACGCCATTTTACTTGATTATTTAATCCGTTTAAATAATATTTTGAAATAACTGATGTTAGTGTTGCTTTATTTACCATAGTTGTAATATATGAAATTTATTTTATATCTCAAAGGATGCTAATGCATTTGTGTAAGGGTTTAAATCTAATGACCATTGGAGATCCGAGAAAAATCCTTCTAATTTATTTAATAATATTGAATCGAATACTTTTTGTCTGTCAGCATAAGCATTTAAAAAGTCATTAATTTTTTCTGGTACATCAAAGTCCTGAAACGCTAATGCTTCTATTTTATAAGGATTATCTTTACAATAAATCCATTTTACTTTATCTGCTTGGGTAATTAAATTATGTTTTTTATCTAATTGCCATAATCTTAACAGATCATTATAACGAATTGTAGCACGTACAGGTGCAGGGGCTCCTTTAAGTATTTCTGTAAACATTTCTCCTGCTCTAGTATTTTTACCTGAATACTTTTCTAGTTTTTTAATTGCTGAAGGGTTACCTAATTTAGTAAGTGGTATTGTACCATCTAGTATTTGTTTTTTAAATACTTTAATTTGATCTAAAATACTAGCTTTTTCTTCACCCTTTAATACTTGTTGTAAAATATCATTAAAAAATGATCCTAAAATAGGTGGAAAATTTGCTTTCATAAATTCTAAACCCTTAATATCCAAAGATTCTTTAGCAATTCCTTCTTGTTTAGTGATCCATTGAGCATAACGACGAGTTGCTCTAAAATAAGCTGAACGAATAACACACTCAGTTTTCATTTCAAGTCTATGTTCTGTTACATTGAAACATTCTTTAGCTAATCTATCATAATCCTCATTAATTACGTCCTGATACTTCATTGCTACTTTTTCTAAAATATCATCTTTTTCTTCTGCTGATAGTTCTTCGAAATTAGGATGTAATTTAAGAAGTAAGGGTTCAGCATTAAAGTAATTAGAGTCTGTATCTACATAAGCACAATAATTCTCATCCCCTTCATCACAAATCCACCAAGGTGTTTCTTCTAAATGTTTCATTAATATTCTTTATACGATTTTTCCTCTACTAAACCTGATGATGTCATTAAATTAATAATTTTTTTAACTTCACATCTTTTATCATTGGTAATATAAACAGAACGAGCCAACTCTACAAACTCCTTATCAAATCTCTTTTCACGTTCACAATCTCTAATCCAATCTTCTATATTCCAAAGTTCACCATTAATTTTTGCTAATTCAAGATAATGATTTTGTAATTGACCATCATACTTTTCAAATAATTCTACAACTAAAGGGTTTAGTGTGTCAAATTCTTTTTGAATGTTTACTAACTTTTCTTCATCCTCAATTTTAAGTAATTTTAACTCTAAAATTGAAATTTTGTCTAATAATTCTCCATTTGATACTTCTACTAACATATATTTATTTTTTAAAATGTTCTTTCACCTGGTAAGGGTGGTACTGTTATTGGTTTGTTTCCATTAGAATCTAAATCACTTCTTTCGATTAGTTCTACTTTATATTTTATTCCTGCTACTTTAAAAGTTCCTCCTTGTTTAAGCATTTTTCTAAAAAAGTTTTCTTGGATTTCACTCCATTCTTTACTTCTAGTTATAAGCTCATCTTTAGAAATGGGTTCTCCATTTACCGTGATTACTTGGTTTTTCCTAATAGATTGTTTTTTTAATGTCATATTTCTAATTTTATTTCTTCACGCATAACTTTATTCATATGGCGGTTTGCACATAAAGCCGATTCTTGTATTATTCTGTGTCCACTTAAGGTGATTGCTTCACTTAAGGTTTGAAAGTTCATACCATATCTAAATGAAGGTAATGCTGTAGCCCCATATAAACTGTTAAGTAGAATTTTCATTGTGTATTGCATTAAATAGTTATATTCACCTAATTCCTTATCTCCTGCCTTATAAGCCTTTTTCATGCGGTTTTTATAAACAACTCGTTCTTCAAACCATTTCTTTAGAATAGTAGATAAAACTGATTCTTTATCTGTTCTAAACATTGAACCATTAGCTGCTACTGCCAAGTTATTTTGTTCAATCATAGCTATTAATCTACCAACATTTACACTAGTTTGTTGTCGTTTTTTATTTTCAACTAGTAATTCTTCTTCAGGATCACGTTCTTTTAAATCGTTAAGACCCAGTCTATTATTACGGTCATCAGCATCTACAATACGCCCCACAAATGTTTCCTTACCTATGTTTATAGACATTATTATAGATGGATATAGCGAAGTTAAATCTTCATCAAACATATACTTATATAACCCTGCTTTAGGGCAAAAAAGATACCCTCCTGCATAACTATCTTTCTTTTGGGGGAATGGTTCTTTTGGGGGTGGTACTATGTCTTGGGAGAGTAAATAGGCTGAAATAGCACCATCTTGGGATATACTATTAGCATATACTTCACTATAATTATGTTTTCCCTTATGAGATAAATTTTTAGTTAAAGCTAAATATTGTAATTTTTCATCTAATTTTTGTAAGATTTCAACATCAACAAAGTTATACTGAATGAATTTATGGATATCTGTTTCAAATAATTGATCTAGGTTTCCTTCATATTCAACTTTATTCATACCTACATATTTGGCTCCAATTGCATCTAATTTCCAACTAGGTTCATCTTTCCAACTATATTTTTTATGTAAACGAATGTAATCTAAAGATTCAATACCTACAATATCTACATATTGGTTTTGTTTAAAGAAGTATTTGTTGTTTTTCTTAGAAACTACTTTACCAATAGGAGATAAATGATCAGCCCAATCTTTACCTATGGTTCTACACATTCTGTAATATAAATAAGGTATATCAAAATAATCTGAATTGTATCCTACTAAAATATCAGGATCCATTTCTCTTATTGCTTCAACAAACTTAGCTAATAATTCATTTTCTGTAGTACAAGGGATAATTTCTTTATTTTTATTTTTGCCTGTTTTAGTGTGTGCTAATTGACTTTTTTTATCTAAAATAAGAATAGACCAATAGTCTTTTTGTTTGTCCCACCAAGCAATAGAAGTAATGGGCATAGGAGCATCTTCAATATATTCTTCAGTTAATGCTCCTCCTATTTCACACTCAATATCAAAAAAAACTTCTCTATGTCCCTTAGAAGGAACATCATTTACACCATAACGCTCAACTAAAAACTTTTGGTGGGGTTTCATATCATGAAAATGTAAATTAGGAGTATTTTTAGCACTATAATCAGGGTTTTTAGAATAAAACCACTTAGATATAGGTTTTAGGAATTCACCATTTAACCCCTTATGTGTATGTTCTTCTTCAGTACACTCCTGGTATACTACATTTCTATAGGGTACTATTTGATGACCACCATCTTCTTCCCATAGATGCATTTCAAAATAATTATCTCCTAATTTTTTACCTTGATAACACTTTTTATACATTATATAACTTTTATTTGGGTGAATATACAAAGGCTCCCTACGGGAGCCTAAGTTTTTTACAGATATTCTTTCTTTAATTCTTCTTGTGTAAAGAATTGTTTTAAATCAGGTCTATAGTAATTAATAGACTTCATTACTTTACGATCACGTGTTCTATATACTACGAATCGGTCTTCGATCTGTTCAAAGTGACATGGCTCAGCTTGTTCTTTAGAGCGGATGGTGACAGTCTCCATGGCTTCTTCTTTAGTGCTACAAGACTTCGACATATTGCTTCCTTGTACTTCTTGATATGCAGGCCATATCTTATCTTTAAGGCCGTGTAACATAGTACCGTTCCCAAGGGAAACATAAGCAATATCACACAAAGCATCCAAAACTTCCACGATGTCTCCGTTTTCGCAAGCCTGTCTATATTCTTCCAATTCTTCAAGTACAAAGTCGTATACGAATTCCCACTCCTTTTTTTCTGGTATTGTTGGTTCATAATTATTTGGTTTTCCGAATGTGCCATTAAATGTTTCTACTTCGTTAACAAAAGGCACATCTACTGCTTTGTTTACGGGGTCATTAAACCCAAAATTTAATTGTTTTCCCATTAGCTTATTACTTCTAAAAATTTAGTTTTCTTTACTTCTACAACTCTAAAATTAGACATACCTTCATTATGTTTGTACATCTTAGCTTCTGCATCAGTTGCTGATACTGCTACCACTAAATATAATTCAGTTGTTTTTTGTATCCTACCTCTTTCATTCTCAAATTCGTTTTGAGTTTTAATTTGCCAATATTCCATATTTATTTATTTGATTTATAATATTCATCTGCTTTATCTCTCCATTCTTTAGCTCCAGGTTTTAAATAATCTTGAATAGGTTTGGAATCTTTGGTTTCCCAAGGATAAATTAACCATTCATCCCCTTCATGTATTTCAGACCATATACTAGGTTGAAAACATGATGTGTGGGGTTTATAATGTAATACTGCTGTCCAAACTCCAGGGGCTTTTTCTAATGTTGCTCCTGAATCACATATGTCATCTACTACTAAAGTATTAGGTAATATAACATCCGTCCAAGGTAAACCTAATTTATGCGATATTAATACTGCTGGGATTAGTCCTCCTCTAGCAATACCATGAATAGAATCTATATTAGGTTGATCGTGTCTAATTTTATTACATAAATTATCAACTGCGTCATTAATGTCCGCCCAACATAAATATATTTTATTGTCTGCTTTTAATGCCATATCTCTTATATATTATGTCCTCCGTTATTAATTTTTAAACTATCAAAAAACTCTTTACGAGATAAATTATCATTTTCTCTAAATACACCTGATGCCTTAGTTGTAACCATTGCTGCACCTTGATGTTTAACACCTCTACAAGATACACAATTATGAGTACCTACTATAGTAACAATAACACCTTTATTCCCTGCTGTAATTTTATCTACAGCATTATGGATAGCTGATGTTAATTGTTCTTGTATTGCTCCTCTACGACCAAATAATTCTACAATTCTATTTAATTTAGATAATCCAATTACTTGACCACCTTCTCCTGCAATATAACCAATGTGTACCACACCTCCAATTGTTTGGTGGTGGTGTGAACACATTGAGGTAAGAGGGATGTTTCTTTCAATAACGATTCCATCATACCCATCCGAAGGAAAGGATGTTATAGGGGACATTGCTGTATATCTACCAGCCCATAAATCATTCACATAAGCTTTAGCTACTCGTCGAGGTGTTTCCATTGAATTGGGATCATCTCTCCAATCACATTTTAAAGCATCTAAAAACTTACCATAAGCTTTTTCTGCTTTATCAATCATTTTTAATTTTTCTTTATCTGTAAAGGGAAATCCTTCGGCAACCCCGTTTGCATAACCTACTTTTACTACTTCTAATTCTTCGTGAACTTTTCTACGTTTGTTCTCCATTTATATAACTTTTTAATTTATCTACTAATACTAATACTTCATCTGGTTCCATTGTTATAGCACAACAGACATTGATGTTCTCTTCTATTTCCTCTAATATACGAAGGGCTTCTTGCTTATCCACTATACTTCTCGCTGATCTTCGAAAGCAATAATATGTGGTCTCCAAGTCATTCTATAACCATTATCTCTAACCCAATCAAATACTAAAGGATAAGATTTAAATAAACCCTCTCTTGAATCCCCAGCAGGCATAAACCATACTTTATCTTGGGGTACATCCATAATTTTAATAAAATTAAGAATTTCTTCTAATGAACCTTCATCCTTACCATCCCATACAGGTTTAATATGATAATCTGAATGGTATGAAATTGATTGTGAAATAGCTTCATAATTAAGTCTAAACTTATTATGACGTTTTACCATTCTTTCGTCGGTAATGGATCCTTGAGGAGTTTCAACACCAACAACGGGGATACTATTACTAAACTTAGGACTAATGCTAAGCAAATTAATAGGATAATCGGTAGGAAGAAAATGAGATCCCTCAGTTTCAATAGTAATAAAGATATTGTTTTCATGTGCAAAATGTGTTAATTCGTTTACTAATGCCGGATGCATAGTAGGAGATCCTCCTGTTAACATCATCTCTTTAATATGAGGATTATCCTTATATGCTTGAATAATGTCTTTAAAATTAAAATGTCCTTTTTCTGGATGGATGCTTGTATACCAACTATCACACCATCCCCCTTCACCAAAATAACATCTGTGGGTACACCCTGTTGTTCTAATTACTACTGTTGGATATCCTGCTCTAGAGCCTTCAGATTGAACTGCAGTATATATTTCTACAATTGGGAGGTTTTTATCGTAATCCTCAATACGTTTCAATTGTTTGTGCATATTGTTAATTTTTTTAAGTGGTTTTTCATTCACTAATAACTTATTATTCGCAGTAATAGGCTGCATTTTTACCATGTTCCATGAATTTAACTTTAGTAACTCTAACCCTATTATCAGTTTCAGTCTTTACAAATTCATTTAACTTATTATAAATATATTCTGAGAATTTCTCAGCGCCAGTAGCTGGTATGATTCTTACTTGAGCAACTTCTGCTTCATCCATTTGTCTAAATGCTTCTATCCATGGATCATCTTCTGCTATAATCATTGTATGATCAAACATATAATCCATCCAAGCTTTTGGTTGTTTACCATCAATTAGAGTTTTAGCGCGTTTCATACCTCCAAAATCCCAAACCCAATTTCTGTCATCTAATTCCCCTTCAAAATATACTTTGAATGAAATTCCATAACCGTGTACAAATCTACAGTGTGTACTTTCTGCTCTCCATTGACGAAACACTGTACTAAAACCGTCAAATACTTTACTTGATTGATATTTACCCATTATAAAAATTTAAGATTGCTTGATCTGGTTGTACTCCAACCATCCTATTTAATTCTGTCCCATTTTCATCTACTAATACTAAAGAGGGTACATTTCGAACTCCATATTTCATAGACATATCTTGATTTGAGTCAACATCAATTTTTCTATAATTAATTTGACTTGCTAGTTTTTCCATTCTAGGTGCTAATGCTTTACATGGACCACACCATGAAGCGGTAAAATAAAGGATTGTTTTCATTATTTTTGATTTAAATTTATTTATACTAATTCTTCTCCTATTCCTACTATTTCACTCAATATAAGTAAAATAACTGCAATATCCAAGCTATACCATAAAGCTCCGTACCCTAAAATACGGATTCCTGATTTGATAAAGCTAATTTGTTGGTGTTTTCTTGCGTCTGGTAGTTTTTGTTTTTTCATAACTTTTTGTTGTTTTTTTATAATCTATTATAAACCCAATTGCTACTAGAAGGTTTAAACCTAAGCTAGTAATTATTTCATGAATATCTTTATAGGTATTTATACTAAGATGGACATGACCTACAACCCAAAAAGGTATTGCCATTTGTTGGCTGTACCAAATTAGAGAAAATTCTATAAATTTTTTCATATAAATTTTTGTTGTCCCGACAGGTCTCGAACCTATACTCTTCTGTACCAAAAACAGACGTGTTACCAATTACACCACAGGACATTTAAAGAGAGACATTTCGGGTCTTTCAAGGTTACTGCGTTAATGAGTGGTTAACCTTTACCATAATCTCAATTTAATCAGCTTTACTGTCTCTCTATAATTTAAATTGACCTGTTTCTTCTAAAACTATCCCAGGCAACTTTTTTAGATTTCCCTAACATACTTAGTCGAGATACCTTTGAATTAAACGTTTCCCTAGTACTATTAACTTGGGTTTGTCCGTTGTTTGATTGTTGATTTGTTGTCATTACTGTATTATTAAATATTTATATGTATCTATACGTATTCAGCAAGAACTTTCTCAACATGAGCTTTTGCAACTTGGTAACTAACTACACCTGTTTCATCAGCATATCCAACAGGATCAGGTCTACCTAATTTAATAAAAGCCTCAATACGTTCTACTGATGAAGCTGATTTATAATCACTATACCATTCCCAAGCATTTGTTTCAGGTCTGCTGTAAACTTTCATTGGTTTATAAGAGGTATTTGTTCTTTTATATACTTCGTTAAAATCAATTCCTAACGATTCACATAATTTTTCTCCATCTTGTAAAATACCAAATTTATCAGTATTTAAATAAGGAGTAAAGTAACCTACTCTATCAGCATCCCAATTTCCCATTCTAAAAGCTGCATCATCTGCATCTCTAAATTCTTGTCTACAATCAGGATAAACAGCATGATCACCAGCATGAATTCCTAAAGCAATATCACAAACATCTTCTTTTTTATTTGCTATAGATAAAGCTACTGCTTGAGTAATAGAAGCAAACATTTTGTTTCTGTTAGGAACAACAGTTTCTTTCATATTATCTTGTTCATAATGTCCTTCAGGTACATCATCTCCACCTTCTACTAATGCAGAATCTAGTAAATCTACTAATCCATCTAGTTTAATTTGACGATAATTTACTTTGTGACCTTTACTTGCAAGGTAATCAATTAATGATTGAGCTCTTTCTAGCTCTACTTTGTGTTTTTGACCATAGTCAAATGAGATACCAGTTACTGTATCATACTCTTCGATAGCTCTTAACAATAGGGTGCTGCTATCCATTCCACCACTTAAACTTACTACACAATGTGCCATATTTATTTATTTAATTTTTGCCAGGTATTTTGCGTATAGGCCAACGCTTGATTAAATTTACATTTTATATATGATCGAACATACGAAAAGAGAGTAGAAAATCCAACCCCCCCTATAAGAAGTGTCCATAAATTTGGATGATAGTGCTCTCCACAAAGACCCAATGCGTGTTTTATAAATTCTGCCATATTATTCGTCTTCTTTAAATTCTACGTCACTGTAATCATCAATTGGTTTATCTCTTACTAGATCCCAATCCGCATCATCTATAATTTCTTGTTGAAGATCTTCATCACCTGTTTTCCACTTTGTTAGTTCTTCTTCTGTTAGCACGTATTCTTCCCATCTGAAGTTAGCATAATTTACTGTTCTTGTTAATTTAGCCATAATTTATTTATTGAAAATTTCTTGAACTTTAAAATATTCATCTAAGAATTCTTTCCTATATAAAAATACTTCCATATTATTAAATTCTAATAACCTTTTTTTATAAGGTTGGTTTGTTAATATTGCATAAGCATTAACTTTTAATCCTGTCCCGTCTTTATCTGCGTGACCTCGGTAATCATAAAGTGACATCATATCTATTTGGTTTTTAAATTATTATTATAAAAAGGGTTTGTTGTCAAAACATGACCACAAGAAGTATTATATTCTGATATTATTTCTAGCTTACATTCTTGTATAACATCCTTAGTGTCTTGACCGTGGGATCTATGAAAGTAATCATCAAAGGCTATATATTTGGGGTTGAAAGTAAGTGCTATTTTTGTGTCTCTAAGAATTGCTTCTTTACTATGATCCCCATCAATAAAAATCAAATCATACTTGTTAACATATTCTGATTTAACTTCAGGAAGAAGTGAATGGTCAAATGATGTATAAGTAAATCTATTTGGATAAGATTGGGTTAGATATTGAGTTGATTTTAATACTTCAGCTTCAGTTCTAATATCTACACTATGTAGAGTTGCTTTACTATTTTCTAACCACATTAAAGCACTTGCCCCCCTGTTAAATCCTAACTCTAATATAGAGGTTGGGTTTGTTCTCTTACAAATATCCTTAATGGAGGAAAAGGATTCAAATTCTAATTCTCCTGTTACTTTAGGTGAAAGAATACCATTAATCAAATGGTCAAAATTATCTTGATTCATAACTGTTTCTATTTTAATTATTAATATGTTTTTTAACTATTTCTTTAAATCTTCTTGTATTATGGATAATATTTAAATAATCCAACTCATCGAAC